ATCGTGCCAGCGTCCTACAANTGCAGCGTGGATTGGTTCAANGCTGACGACATCCGCAAGCGGTTCAATGANTGGGATTTNNNCAAAGANGGCCGCATTCGTCAGAGCCTACGCATGGCTGAGTTTGCCCTCAAGTCCACTGGCGACTATGTGATCTGCGACTTTGTGGCCCCGCTGGTGGAGATGCGGAACAACTTCAAAGCCGATTGGACTGTCTGGATGGACACCATTGACCAAGGCCGTTTTGATGACACCAACAAAGCGTTTATTCCACCGAAGGAATACGACTTCCGTGTCACTGAGCAGAACGCCGAGAAGTGGGCAGAGTTCATTGGACAGCACATCCTAGACAGCCGCCGCCGCCCTACCTTTGATTGGAAGCGGGAAACCGTGCAGATGTTGGGCCGCTGGCAACCTTGGCATCCGGGCCACAGGGCGTTGTTTGACCGGGCGATTGCCAAGACAGGCCAAGTGGTCATCCAGATCAGGGACTGCCAAGGCTGGAACGGCTCTAACCCCTTTGCCGCAGAGCAGGTGAAAGACTTGATCAAGCGTGACCTAGACCCCCTGTATCAAGGCCAGTACGAGATACAGCTTGTGCCCAATGTCACAAATATCACCTATGGTAGGGACGTGGGCTACAAGATTGAGCAGGAAGTGTTTGATGCAGCCACCCACGCCATCTCCGCAACAGCAATCCGAAAGAAGATGGGCGTGTGATGACTGAGAAAATGATCAGCGAGACAGAGGCCAAGCTGTCGGTGCATGAGGCCATCTGCGCCGAAAGGTACGCTGGCATCCAGAAGAGCTTTGCTGATGGCTCAAAGCGCATGACCCGCATTGAATACCTGCTGTATGGGGTGATTGTCTGTGTTCTGTTCGGCCCCGGCGTTGCTGCCCAGTTTGTTGCGAAAGTATTGGGGTTGTAATGTGGACTTTTTCGACATCCTTGCAAAGTCATGGCCCATCCTGCTGGCAATCATCACGCTGATCATCGTCTTGGCTAAACTCGACCTGCGGGTGGCGGTGCTGGAAGAAAAGGTAAAGCAGTTATTTGAAATGTGGAATAAGAAATGATAACCCTACTCACTACCCTAATCAGTTTCTTGGCTGGTGGCTTGCCCAAGCTGCTTGGTTTCTTCCAAGACCGCGCTGACAAGAAGCATGAGATGGCGATGGCTCAACTCCAGATTGAGCGTGAGCTTGAGCTACGCAAAGCTGGGTTTGAGGCGCAGCAACGAGTAGAAGAGATCAAAGTAGAGGGTCAGGCCATTGAAGCTGAAGCCTCAGAACGGGCTGCGCTGTACGCCCACGACATAGCTATCGGTCAAGGTGCATCACAGTGGATGGTCAACCTGCGCTCTGGTGTGCGCCCGATACTGACCTACGGTTTCTTCGCCCTGTTTGCGTTTGTCGAGATTGGTGGCTTTGTGTACGCATGGCATCGGGATATTGCATTTGACGTGTTGATTGCCAAGTTGTGGGACGCCGACACCCAGATCATCTTTGCCAGCATCATCAGCTTTCACTTTGGTGGACGGGCGTTTAAAGGGGGCAAGGATTGAAGGTCTCCGACCGATGCAAGGAGATGATCAAGCACCACGAGGGTTTGAGACTAAAGCCGTACCGTTGTCCAGCGCGGCTCTGGACTGTTGGCGTTGGAAGGGTTTTATATGCAATTCAAGGTCGTTTACCACTGGATCAGAGAGATGCTTTCCCGCTTGCGCCAGAAGATAACCGCACATTTTCAAAGGCTGAAGTAGATGGACTCCTTGCTTTTGATCTCCAGCGATTTGAGGTTGGGGTCGCCAGACTTTTTCCTATGGGTCTTACCCAAAATCAAAATGACGCTCTTGTTAGTTTTGCCTTTAATCTTGGTCTGGGAGGACTTCAGCGGTCAACGCTCCGTCAGAAGATGCTTCGGGGCGAGACGCAAGAAGCTGCCGACGAGTTCTTGAAGTTTGTNAGGGGTGGGGGTAAAATCNTACCGGGACTAGTCAAGCGCCGCAATGACGAACGTGCCCTGTTCCTGTCTTAGGATGGAAAATGCCACTACAGAAAATCAAATTAATTCCGGGCGTAAACAGGGAAGGAACCCGTTACGCTAGAGAGGGCGGCTATTACGAGTCGGATAACGTCCGGTTTCGGCAAGGTACGCCTGAAAAGATAGGCGGCTGGGTACGTATTTCTACCAGCACGTTCTTGGGTGTCTGCCGCTCCCTGTGGAACTGGGTTACCTTTAGCTTTCAAAACTTAATTGGGGTTGGAACAAACCTCAAGTTCTACATACTCAACGGCGGTTTGTACTACGACATCACACCCACCCAGACTGTCCACACGCTGACCAACCCGTTTGCCACTGTCAACGGCTCAACCACAGTCACAGTCACAGACGCCACCAGCACCTACATCAACGCTGATTTTGTGACGTTTACAGGCAGCACGGCAGTGGGTGGTCTAACCATACTAGGAGAGTTTCAGCTAACTTACCTTACTCCTACCACGTACACCATCACGTTTACATCTGCGGCAACGTCTACAACTACAGGTGGAGGAACGGTCTACGCTGTGTACCAAGTCAATACTGGGCCAGCTTTTGCTGTACCGCTGGTGGGCTGGGGTTCAGGCACTTGGGGTTCTGGTACTTGGGGAAATAGCGCAACTTCTACGGACGCTATGCGGATATGGAACCAATTTAACTTTGGTGAAGATTTAATTTATGGCCCGAGGGGTGGGCCTCTGTACTACTGGGACGCCACTATCGGNTACCAAGCAATTACGGTGACTATGACAATTGCCAACCCTTGCGTTGTCACTTCTACTACTGTCCTTCCTGATCTGACAGCCATTGTTCTTGAAACTTCTGGCGCACTGCCAACAGGTCTGCTGGTAGGCACAACCTACTACACCCGGTTTGTGTCGTCTACCACGTTCAACCTGTCGCTAACCCCCACAGGGGCGCTCATCATCACTACAGGCAGTCAGTCCGGTACACACAAGATATCTCAGCGTGGGGTACTGGTATCACAGCTAAATGGGGCAAGCAGTGTTCCGCTGTCTCAAATAGCATTTCTCGTCTCTGACGCCAGCCGTTTTGTGCTTTGCTTCGGAACCAATGACATCGGTTCTAGCGTAGTCAATCCGCTTCTAATTCGCTGGTCTGACCAAGAGAGTGTTGTGGAGTGGTCACCAGCAATTACCAATCAGGCAGGTAGCATCACCCTGTCTCATGGCTCGACCATCGTAACGGCTATCCAAAGCAAGCAAGAGATTGTGGTGTTTACAGATGCGGCTCTGTATTCGCTCCAGTACCTTGGCCCTCCTTATGTCTGGGGATCACAGTTGCTTGCCGACAACACCTCTCTTGCTGGCCCCAATGCGGTGGCTTTGGCAGCGGGGATTATTTACTGGATGGGCGTAGACAAGTTCTACAAGTACGATGGACGGCTGCAAACCCTTAACTGCGACCTACTCAGGTATGTTTACAACGACATTGACCGGAGCCAGTTCGATCAAGTCTACGCAGCCACCAATGAGGGTTTCAATGAGGTGTGGTGGTTCTACCCCACAAACAACTCAACAACCAACGACAGCTACATAGTCTACAACTACCTAGAAAACATCTGGTACTACGGCACTATGGCACGAACCGCATGGCTAGACAGCGGCCTGCAAGACTACCCAGTTGCAGCCACCTACAACAGCAACCTTGTCCAGCATGAACTGGGTGTGGATGACGTTACCACGGGTACTGCCGTTCCAATCACTGCATTTATCACCTCATCCCAGTTTGACATTGGTGATGGGCACAACTTTGCTTTTGTCTGGAGAATGCTGCCTGACCTGACCTTCAACGGCTCCACAGACGGGACAACACCCAGCTTGACCATGCAGCTTCTGCCATTGCAGAACTCTGGCTCTGGTTTCAACAACCCCAAGTCAGTCGGTGGAACCAGCAGCAGCGCAGAGGGCACAGTCACAGCCACCCAGACCTATCCCATTGACCTAGACACCTACAACGGTCAGTTAAACATCCGGGTTAGGGCGAGGCAGATGGCTATGAAGATCAGTTCTAACACCATTGGCACACAGTGGCAGCTAGGCGCTCCAAGAATTGACATCAGACCTGATGGGCGCAGGTAATGGCACAAAAGAACGTAATAGCCCCCCGGCTACCTAGCCCCCCACAGGAGTACGACCCTGTTTACATGA